GACATCCTCGTTTGTGTAGAACATAAACTTTGGAAACTTTAATTGAATAACAGGTTTTGGTGAATTGACATGTTCATCATCCCATGTTATTAAATCTGGATCATCACAAATAATTTGATGCAAACCACCAGTGTTTCTGTTCACTCTAAGTGAAAAATCAATCGGAGATAATCCAATAAAAACCCTGTTCTGTTTATGAATATGAACAGGGCATTTTGCATACACATAGTCTTGATTCATAAGTTCTGACTCTCTAATCAAAACTTGTTCGGTAGAACTAAGAGTTACATAATTTATGATGGTGTTTGACATTAAATGCCCATTTCTAACTTGGCAAGTAGATATTCTTTTACTAAACCAGAACGAACGATATCATCGATTCCAAATTCAACGACATCTACTGATGACATGATACGAAGGATTTGCATAAAGTCAGCGATACCATTTCTCTCCTTGTCTTTGATAAGATCTGATTGAGTAGCATCACCACAGAACATAATCTTCGAGCTCTCACCAACTCTTGTCATTATACTATCTAATTCATGAAAATTCAAGTTTTGAAATTCATCAACTATAACAATTGCTTTATCAAGCGTTGTTCCACGAATGAATGATGTGCTCCAGAATGATATTGTTTCTTGTGCTTTTAAATTACCATATAACATCTCAAAGTCTGCCTCAGTGGCCATCTCAAACATATACTTAACCATGTTCTTGTATGGTATCTGATACAAGAATGCTTTATCTTCATGATCACCAGGTAGGAAACCTATCTCTCTGGTGGCCACAAGCGATCTGACAATGTATATCTTTTCATAGGGTGTGTCTGGATTGAAGACATCACATAGTGCCTTGTAGAGTGATATAAACGTCTTTCCTGTTCCCGCAACACCATAAGCAATGAGGTTCTTACCCTCATCGTAGGATTCAAATAATTTTTTCTGATTCTCTGTGAGAGGTTCTATATCTCTCATCATGTCAGAGTTTATCGGTTTTCTTCTTTTCATCTGCTTTGCTGTTAATCCAACACCAATTGCTGATAAGTTTTGTTTGTTTTTTCTTGGCATACTTAGATAGGTCTTACATTAGAACGAGGTGCTTTAGATGCTTTATGAAGAACATCATTCCAGCCAGGATGAGTCTTCTTCAATTTATCATAAATCTCTCCAACCTCTCCGAGGTTTGCAACTCCAGCGTTCCAATCTTTATCCCAATCAGGGTTATCCTTTCTCCACTGATCATACTCTAGCATGCTCATTCTAATTTCTTTTTGTTCACCAGTGATCAAATTTTTAACAGGGTAAGTAGGCATAGGTGTTTAGTTTTGTAAATTATTTAGTCTGAACCGTCATCATACATTTCATCATAGTCAAGATTTTTTGATGTAGATACCTGCATACTTTGATATGCATCAACATCTGAGTAAACCTCAGACTCCAACTCCTCTAGAATTTCTTTGAGAGCCATAACCAGAACTTTTAGTTTTGCTTTGTTCATGAGATTGCTTTTCAGCTAATTATAATATAAAAAAAGAGGGGTGTAAACCCCCTCTGTTTTATTTTCCATACAGAAACTGAACTTCAGCATTTATGATTGTGAGAAAGATGGCAGATGCCAAACAAATCTCTAATACTTCAATCATTTAACACTTGTAAGTTCTTTCTCTAGTCTTACACCACGGTAAGTTAGATCGACCTTGTTAGTCTGCTGTGTTCTGTTTCTGTCGGTATCATACTTGATACCTCTGTATGTGACTTGTGCCATTTGGTTTCTCCTAAAGTAGTTGGAATTTGCACCTTTACCTCTTGCGAGGGATCCGTGTTCCCGTTCCTTCAGTCGGCTTTTGCGTCCTCAAAACATACTGGATCAGTATGTGCAATAATTACTCTAGTCATCTCTAACCTTTCAGGGTCAAAGGGTCTAACCAAAGATAGCAACTCATTGGCATCTGCACAATTAAGTGGAGCACCAAGTAATACTAATTTCGTTAAAATGCTATACATGAGGATGAACGAACCCGTTCCGAGTCGGCTTACTTGCGGCCCAACATAAAGGTCTCACAGTTTCCATCCGAAACTTTAGTTCGGAAGTAATCTATAAGATACTCCTGTGCATCAGATCTGAGATTCCTATCGCTAAGTATCTCAATTCTATTTTGATTCCACTCTGCACATGACATTTCCCAGTGGGAAGCGTTGTGTTCAGCGAGGAGTGATGCCAGTAGTGTGAGTTCTATCATTAGGCTGAACGTAAAGGTATGTTAGCATACCCACACTATATAGGCAAGTAATTGTGTATTTTGTTACACAATTTTATATTTTCTTAAGGTTTTTTGATCGGATTACCGAATTTATCAAGCAACCTTATCTGATTTAAATTAGATTTTTGCCTTTTCTTTATCTTTTTATATTCTTTGATCAATCTATCAACCTCTTTATTAGATATATTGACCTTTAACTGTTCATCTTCACTCTGAACAAAACCTAAGCCAGTCTTCTCTGACTCTTCCTTGGAATCAATATAGTCATTGATACCCTCTTGAATCTCACCTTTGATGAGTTCATTTATTTGTGCTCGGAGTTCTTCGTCTTTCATCTATTTCTTTTCTTCTTTTTCTCTTTTGTTTTATATCCCCACATTGATGGGTTAATGTTACCTTTACCAAAATCTATCCCCTGTAAAGATCCCTTACCGAACTTATCATAATATAAATCAAAGATGTTTACTTTTGATCCTCTACACAAATCAAAATGAACTTTATCTTTGACCTTATATGTAACTATCATGGCATCACTAGGATAGCATGTTTTTTTTAGGTCTTCCTGACTAGCATTTTCAAGAAGTAATTCACATCCATACTCCGCTATGGCATCTTTTTCTTTCTTATCCCATGTAGGTGTAGTCACTGGTTTCTTAGTTTCAGTTGTCACGCTCTATCACTCCATCTGATATCTGGAAATGCTTCTGCAATTATATCTTGTGTAAGATTATATGTTTGAGTTAGATTCTTATCTTTTACAAGACATATGATCTTTGCCTCCTCTGGATGAAGACCCTCAAGCATTTGAATAAACATAGTCTCTCTACGAAGAGCAGACAAACTATCATTACCACCCTTAATAAAATGGAAAAGATTCTTCCACTCTCTACGAAGTGATGTATGATCTGTTCCTACAGGAACTTCGTTCTCTTTGTAAGGAACTTGGCCCTCTGGAACAGCAGATACTACACTATCATCAAAGTTCCATATTAAGATAGCAGTAAGAGAATCATCACGATACTCTCTTAGTATGTCTATCTTCTTTGCCTTTGTTTTCTGTTCCTCTACAAGATTAAGGATTTCATGAATAAAAGGATTTGGTGGAAGTTTAACTCTCTTTACTATCTTCTTTGTTTTGATAGCTGCTGTTCCTGCGGGAGTTCTAGTCTTCCTCGTCGTCTTCTGTGTTGTCATGTTGTTCAAAGCGTACTGCTAAAATTTCATCTGCGGATAAATTACCATTTTCATCAAACATCTCTGGATGTGCATACACTGTTTGAGGTGTAGTATCATATGAGTGTTGTCTTGCTACCCATCCTATCACACCACCCACTAAAAATGCAAGGAACGATACTAATGTTGTAAGAATAAGAGTTACAATTAATGTTTCTGACATGGGAACCTCCAGAGATTATTTTTTTGTTATATTAAAGATGATAGTTATATCTCTTTTGAAGATAGAAAACTTCATCTGAAAGGTATTCGGTTTTGGTTTTGGTTTCCTCCTATTCCTAAGTAACAGTTCAACACCCTTATTAATTTCGGTGTTGGAGTTATTTAGAGGGCTTTCTACCTCTTTTTCTGTCATTGCTATACTTGTATGCGTCGTGAAGTATTGATTCAAGATAAGTGCTTATCTTTCTTGCTTGAGGTTTTGGTATGTGACCATATCCCTCACGCAGTTGTGAATGTAAGTTGTCTTTACCTCCTTTAATATATTCTTGGAGATCATCAATAGTGGTTATAATTTCTTGAGCAGTTGAACTGTTTAGAAATTGATCTACCTCTACCTTCTTTGCTCCTTTTAATTTTAAATACTCATAGAAGTTTAGCACAAATTTGCTGTCGAAGGCAAGTTCTATTGCCTTTTCAACATCAAAGTATACCTCTTCAAAATATTGTGACATTGTATCATACCAGATTCTTTTCTTGTAAATATTCTACGGTTTGAACACAACCTCCAAGTTTTCTTCCATTAACAACCACTTGTGGAAAGGTAGATCCCTCTCCAAACTCACTGATAAAACCTTCTCGGTCAAAGTGTTTATCTAATTTATAAGTTACAAAATTTAGACCCGTCATCTTCAATACTTGTTCTACCTTCTCACAATATGGGCAACCATCTCTTGAGTATACCGTAAAGTTACGGCTCAATACTCTTTCC